CCTTAAAGCTAGTGGTATTACAGGATTGATCTTCTATCTTGCAGAGCACGGTGGAACAGCTATTACCCATATGTCAGAGAACCATCCTTTCTTGGCGGCAGGGGCTGCAGGTACGGCTGCTGCTGGAGCTACTCTCAATCCAATCTTATCTAGGGTATTGACTAATCCTAAGATAGTGGGCTGGTTAGCTAAATCTTCAACCCTACCCCCCGGAGCTATACCCTCTGCTATTAACCAATTGAATCGGATGAATGATCCTGATGGGAATGATTTGCTTAAAGTAATGAGAGAGCAGAATGGCCGGTAATCCTACTGGGATTCTGTTTAATGATCCCCAAGCTAAGCCTCTATCTACTACGGGTTCCCCGCAGGCAGGGGCTTACTGGATATTCTATTTAACGGGGACTACTACTCCAGCTAACGTCTATCAAGATGGTGGTTTAACTACTCCCCTGAGTCAGGTTCCGGGAACTGCTCAGCCTAGCTGTACCGCCGATAGTGCCGGTAGATTCAATCCTATCTATCTTGATCCAAGTGTTACTTATCGAGTCCAGCTATTCAATCAAACGGGCTCAAAGCTGGAAGATACGGACCCGTATGTAGTCCCAACTGGTATAACGACGGCTACTGAGATTGGAGAGCTTTTATATCCCCAGTCTGTTGCTGAGATTAACGCCGGGGTTAGTCCTGTAAACTATGAATATCCACCTAATCACATTTTTCGCTACATAACTGATTTGGCGAATGTTCTGGCAGGAACTAGTGGGGTAGATAACTCGGTGGGAGCCCAGAACTGGCTCAATACTCTTACTGTGGGGTGCACCGCTACCCTTATTGGAACAGTTAATGCTCAAGGTCTAATCCTTAAGACCAGTGATGTGCGTTTTACTGGCGGTGGATGGCTTAAACCTGTTTCTAATGCTGTAACGGCCACGGTACTTCAGATTGGCCAAGACTCAACTAGTACTTACGTTAGGCGTATAGCCGGTTCCCTTAATATTGGGGACAAGACTGCCTTCTATACTAACTGGAGCAATATCACTGGGCTGGCACTCCAATATGGGGCTGAGCATAACTTAACTCTTAATCTTTACGGATTAGGGGTTGGTATGACCTTTAATCCCACACTAGGGGCTTCTGCCTATTGTCAATTTGTTCTACAGGATGTAATCAATAATGGGGTAGGGATTCTATTCAACGCAACCGGTACGGGCGGTTATTGTAATGAACATGATTTCTTCGGCGGTCGATTCTCCATGAATTCAAGTTCATGGGCTGCTGGCCAGTGCTATATCTACGGGCACAAGGTTGGAACGAACCTACCCAACAATATTCGTTTCTGGGGTCCTTCTTTTGAAGGCGCCAATAGAGTCTTAGATTGGGGTGGAGAAAGTCTCCGTATTGAAAATGCTAGATGGGAAACCGGACTAAGTAGTGGAACTGCGGGCACTGATTTTGATACAGTTTTCTGGAATTTTACTTCCGATGCAACTAGGAATCGAATCAATCTCTCGTACAATTCTCAATGGTTATCCGGAGTCTATACTAATAGTCTCGGCTCTGGAACCCAAATCAATAACAGTACCTTCACGATGGTGGGGGATATGACCCCTTTCATTACAGCCGGGTGCTGGTTAGCTGTAACGATTTCCGGAGTTGTTCAAATTGTTCCAGTATTCGGGGCAACGTACAGTTCACCGAATACTACCGTCTACTGTGCTTCAGATTTAATAACGGCTTCACCTACCGCTGTTGTGGGTGCTCGTATTAATGATGCTGGGACGTTAAATTCTATTAAGTTGACCGTTAATGACGTTCCCACTATAGCTTCCTGTGGCTCTGAGGCTATCAATGATATGTTGATGTTTTTGAATCATTGCGCTCTATATATTACATCATTGAATGTCAACTATCCCGCCATGACTCTTTCGAGTCCTGCATCCGCGGCTAATGATGCCTTGCGCATTGTGAATGCAGGATCGGGGGGCAGGACTGCTGGAATTACCGGAGCAGGTGATGGAACCTTTAATAAGTTAGGTTTATACGGTAATTCTCCAGCAGGCCAAGTTACTGGGTGGGGTACACCTACTGGCATAACACAGGTATCAAACGTCCCCGGAGCTAGTGCTACTCTCGCACAATGTTCAGGAGTACTTGCCAAAATTATCGCTGATCTTAAAACTCTAGGATATTACGCAGCCTAATGACTTCCCCTCCGACTGGTATACTCTTTTACGATCCTAGAGATAAACCTACTTCTACTACTGGAACCTTCCAGCAGGGGTGTTACAGGTATTTCTACTATACGGGAACCCTTACTCTAGCCCCCATCTATTCAGATGGTAATTTATCTGTTCCCCTCGGGCAACCGGTTACTGCAGGATCAGATGGGCGGTTTACACAGGTCTACCTTGATCCCTCGATTACCTATCGAGTTAAGCTCTTTAATTCAGGGAATAGTCAGCTAGATGATACTGATCCATTTGTAGTACCTTCTGGCTTACCTACTGCTAATCAGATCGGAGAAGTTCTTTATCCTCAAACCGCCGCCGAGCTCGCTGCGGGTGTGACGCCGACGAACTATGCGTACCCGCCTTACAACGTACTGCGCTACGGGGCTGATCCGTCCGGGGTAGCTTCAAGCGTTACAGCATTCGACGATGCTTACAGCGCCGCTATGGCGGAGCTCCCGCAGCACGCCGCGGTCTACATCCCGGCGGGGAAATATCTGATCCCCTCGCCAGGACTTTCATGGACTAATCAGAACGACATCGCGCTAGTTGGCGATGGGCCGAACATGACGGTCCTCACTGGGTCCGGCAGTAACTACACGATCCTTTCGATTAGCGCGGACACGGGTGCAGGCACCACCGGCACGAATCTGCGCCTGCAGAATTTCGGTATTTCCGCTGGAAGCGGCTTCACCGGCGTGAGCGGGATCTATCTTGCCGATTACTTTACTTTCTATCTTGGCAACTTGCAGCTCTACACGAGTGGCAACTCGCTCAAGATGGCCGGCATGGCCTTGGGCGTGGTGGATAACGTCAACGCGCAGACTGCAGGGACCAACGCCGCCGGTAATAGCGCGCTTCTCTTGACGACCGACACTGATTCAGTTGCTTGCGGTCCGATCATCTTTAATGGTGGTAACTTCAACGGTCAGAGCAGTGTGACTGCGGGCGGCGCGGTCTGGACCAAGGGCACGTTCGGCATCGTCTTCAACTCGACGTTGTTTACGGCTTTCGGCGGGTCGCTTACAAGCGTATTTGCCGCAACCAACAATGACGACATCACAATCAACGGCGGTTACAGTGAGTCAGGCCGCAACACCAGCAGCAGCTCTACGGCGGTCCTGTTCGATCTCGGTGTCACAGCGGCGTGCCAAAACTTCAAACTCAATGGCGGGACGTATTTCGCCGGCGCTAGCGGAAAAACGCTGAACTATGGCATCCTCGCGCATAACACGCAGGCGCTTTCGGTCGAGGGGGCAACATTCTCGGGCTTTAACACGGCGGCCATCAAGTACACCGTGAGCACGGCTTCGATGATCAATCTGAAGAACGTGTACAGCTCGGGCTCGGGCGGCCCGCCAGTTCTCGACTCAAGCACCAACGGGCCGAACGCCGGCTACCTGAAGTCGTGGAACGATCCATGGCCCCGGCTCGACGCATCTTTGGTTGGCACCGGAGTCACTGCTGTTACAGGAGATGGCACGGCTTACACCGTCCTCTTCGACACGGCGAACTTCGATACAACCAGCATGTACGCCTCGGGCACCGGGATCGCGACCGTGCCGACGCAAGGTGCAGGCATGTACGATGTGTCGGTCGCGGTGATGATCAACTCGCTCACCACCTCGTATACAAACTACCAGCTCGACATCGTGCAGAAGACCGCCGGTGGTAGCGTCGTGACGACTCACTCTGTGAGCACAAACCCAGGCGTGGTCAAGAACGCCGCGAACCAAGCATCCCTGCACCAAAACTGCCTCCTGAAGTGCGCCGGCGGGGATCAGATCTACGTGGTCGTCACAGTATCGGGTAGTTCGAAGTCTGTGGGCATTGTGGGGGCCGCTACCGAGTATACGCGGCTTAATGTGCGCTACATTGGATGAGCGTTTCCCTTCGAAACAACTTCTTTGGCAATGCCGAAACCGAGTACGACTACTCTGTTAATTCCCCAGCAAGTTGGTTCAGAAGCTCTGCCTGAACTCTCTGGAATAGGAGGTCTTTCGTATCCCCAGTCTTACTTGGGTCCTTACGAATAGTCTCCAAATCAAACATTAGTTCTACGCCCATCGCCCGGTACTCCCGGGCGATTTGCTTTCTGTCAGACCTTCTCTGCCGGTATCCTTTGGATACCTTGGCTATAGTGCTCACGGGGACTTCTGTCCTGTTAGGATCGCAGCAGCCTGAGATACCCTCTGCAGATCAGCTTGGATAGCCAACTCACAGTGGTTAGTCTGAAGATGATTTAGACACCACCCTAAGACCTTAGCCCACCGTGGCGGACTCGCCTTCCTAAGGGCGAGACCGGTCATGCTACTGATGGTAATGTCGTAGTCTCTCCAAATCCAAGAGCAGGCTAGAATGTCTATGGCCCTAGCCAAGACCATTCCATAGCTATTATTCATCGTCATCCTCATGGAGAATGTTAAAGAGAACTACGCTCATTAAGATCGAGAAAACGCTAATACCTACAATTAGACCAGCTATGTTAGCATCGTCCATTACAGCGGTTCCTCCTCTCCCTCGTAATTAATGAAGGTCTTGAATCCCTGACGACGCATTTCCTCCTTAATCTTTTCGTCTAGTTCTTTGTCTGTAAGGTTAAAACGTCCAAGTAGTTCTTGTTCTTTTTCAGTCAGTTCTTTCTTCAATTCTTTTTCTTACTCTTTAATGTAACACGCTCAGGAGGTCCCTGATACCAACTACCACATTCCTGACATTGGTATCTAATAGACCTGCGAGATTTAGCGACTCGATATCCACGAGAATGTACTCTATGGGAACCACAAACAGGACACTGCTGGTTTGCAGCCTTTACGTTGGTGGGTTTCTCCACAAGGTTGACATTCGGATGATTATGGATCACCGGCCGAATTATATCATAAATATCAGCTAAGACTTTAATGTCTTTGATATTATGCTCAACTACATAGTCAATACCTTCTCTATGCCCAGCCCTTGCAAGCTGCCACTGTTTGCCTAATACCGGAGTCTTACGATCAGCACCAAATAACTCCGCCACATTCGCCAGACGATTGCTAAAGAGCTTTAGGTGGTTTCTAGCAGCTTTCCACCCATCAACACTAGGAATAGTGGGAAGAGTATTTAGACCGTTAACAAGCAGGCGGGTATTTGTAAAAGGAATATCGAAGCGATCTCCATACCAAGTAAACCAAATATCAGCCTCTGCTAAGGCATTAGACAAATCAATCAAAATAGCCTTATCGTTTGTTCGATCTTGGTTATATCCTTTATAGTCGTCGATTCGGAGAACCGAAATCTTTCTCTTTGGATCGTTTAGATCGCACCAAGCTGCACTGATAACCCATCCCCAACTGGCGGATAGATCAGTCGTTTCTATGTCCCATGCTAATATCTTAGCTTTAGCCACGATCCAGAATGTCCTCCATATAATCCTTTTCAATCCCTAGAATTTCTCCACTTTGGAGAGTTATATCGAGGGCCTCTTCTGTACCGCACTCCCCGGTATCATTAGCAATCAATGTTAGCCAAGTAAGTACGGCCTCCTTGAGAGTGTAAAGTTCAGCTTTCGTCAGTTCTTTAGTCATATTTCTTTATCAAATGGTAATCTCCGGTCTTGAGAATAAGTTGCCAATAGACCATTCCAGACTTACTCGCAATTCCGTACAATCGGGCATCATTTCCACCCCCTTGTATAACCCCGATCTCTTTTATCTCGAAATCTTGGTTGGGAAACTTATCGTTACCTTGGAGAAATTGCTCTCCAAAATCCCATACTGGAATATCATTGGAATCTGCAACTCCCCGGACCCAATAAGTCTTAGGTTTATTAGCAGCTAGAATATCCCCGATTTTCACTTTTTCTCTCTTTCTATTAATTTGAGCTCTAATCTAGCTAAAGCATTCCAAGCTACCATTTCATCATGGTAGATCTTAGCTTCTCCTGTTTCCGGATCAATTCCATCTGGGTCTGTAAATTCAGCAAGCAGATGCCTTGCAAGCGCGTCACTGTAACGCTTAATCCCTCCAACGACCCTTTTCCAATTAATGTCATCGTATTCGAGATTATATTTCTTAGCTCCGTAAAGCGATACCCGGGCGACAGCTTTAAGCGCCCTCGGGAAATATTGAAAGAGTCCTTGGAATACTGGTTCCTTGCCTGCATCACTCTTTTTTCCGGGAAGTGAGCCAACGTCTTGGGATAGCTCCGATTGAGAAATCAAATCCTTTCTCCTGACACCAATTTGAATACCTCTTTTCTGATCCTTTGGTCAAACGGTTATCTTCTGCTAAATATAGAACCAAGTATTTCCCCCGGTCCCCGAGAGATTTACGTACGAGGATGAGCTTGCTGCGGTCCTTGCTTGTAAGACGGCCCTTGACCTCAAGTAATATCCCGTTGTCGAGTACGAAGTCGGGAGTGTAGCTCGATACCTGGACGGTAGATTTACTACCACACGCAGGACATAATCCCTTTCGGACCGGCTTTTCGTAAGTAATTCTGATACTTTCATACTCGAACTTTATCCCCTTAGCTTCCAGAGAGGCTGCTACTTTTTCTTCTAGGCCCGACCGGTATCCAGACTTCCTATGCTTTCCCCACGTCCACCCTCGGGGCATTATTGGGCCTTACGTAGCATTTATTTCTTCCCTTGTTTCAACCCACAATCTAGCTCCACAGGAGAGCGGCTTATTGGGAGAATAGATGACCTTGGAAGGACCCAGAATTTCAACTGATTTGAATTTCTTGGGCCCAAGTGAAGTCTGAATAGTAATAGGAGGATCGTTGCGGCCATGTTTTAGATTAGAGGCCATAATCCTCTTATCCACATGGACTCGTTTGATAGTTCCTTTCTTATAATTCATTAGGCAACCAATCCTAATTTCTGAAGGGTAGACTTATCCACCCACTGTCCAACACACACTCCGGCAACGACCTGCTGCGGGAGTTCCTCTAAGAAAGCTTCTTCCTCATTTGCACGGTACTCGAAGAAGGGATAATTGTGCAGGAGACCTACGAAGGCTTCCAGACGAGCACCAGTAGATCGCTCCCATCCCGGAAGGAAGATAATCCCATTGAGATCATCAATAAGGATTCTAACGTCTCGGGCTAGGATTTCTCCAGCCGTCTCTCCCCCAATCTTTCCGCTCTCTCCGATAAGGCCAGTCTCAGATCGGAGAGCTTCTTCTCTGATCTCTTTTGAGTCCAGCTCATGTGGGGATACGATATCGTATCCAAGCTCCCTAAGATGCTTAGCGGCAGCTTCAAAGGCTGGAAAATTGTATTTCTCATACCCCCTCATCGGTCCTGCAAGATACCATTTAACATTAGTCATTTGTTCTTATACTTCCTATCACATCCTGATTTATAGTTGTATCACTACGCTTTAACATTACCTCTTGATACCCTATATGTTCTCCCTGCTTATTCTCAACTTCAATTAAACGAGTATAATATGGAGTATCGTAGCAATCCCCAGACTTGATTATTTGCGCAGCTTCATACGCTGTATTAACTCGTCGCTTATGTTCTAATGCTACATCAAGAAGAATCCCGTACATCAAGGGCTGCATCCAATAACGGATTTCCTCTTTAAAGCCCTGTTTTTCCATCAAACTACGAGGAAGATGATTTAAGAGTCTAGTCAGAAAGAAATTAAGTTCTCCTGCAAAAGCCCCATCATAATTATAGGTCGCTGCGATTTTCGCTATGGTGTCAGCTACTACTTTAGCAAGAGGCTCTAAATTATTTCTATCGTTTGCTGGGGGGTTTGTTTTTTCGCTTGGTACGTATGGCATTTTTTTTCTTTTTTGGTTTTCCTACAAGCACCTTAGGTGCGGTAAATTCTGGATTATTGGACAAATCAATTAGTGTGTAATGGAGGCATAAGGGACATTGTATTCTTTTCCCTTTCATAACTACTCCGTAGCTTCTATAATGCTTCGCATTAAACTAAGTCCTTGATTGCTTGGCGCAATGTGGGTTGTTTACTACCATAGACATAGAGCTTATTAGTCAATTTCTTAGCTATCCCTAGGGCTATAGCAGCCCTCATATTCCTATCCGCAAAGGCACTGAGCATCTTATACTCTGCACTATGCCCTATTACTTCCTCTCTATAACGCCACTCAGGGTCCACTAAGTACCTCTCCCACCACTCCTCAGCCCCCCCAGCCATCGCCCGCTGGCGGGCTCCGTGAGCTTCCTCATGGGCAATTATGGAGGGGGATAGATTATGGCCTCCGGGATTATAGATAGTGTCCCCAAATGCGAATATCACATTAGGAGTTACCGGGAATACCTCCTTGATCCTTTCGATTATCGGAGGTTCCGCTACCACTATCTTCATAGGTGAAGAGTATTCTCATAGTCTTCTAGGACCATATTTACATAGGCGCAGGCTTCCTCAGCTTCCTTATAGTCTTTAGGGCTAGAATCATATACTATATTGTCCTTTCTCCAGCCCCGAATAACCAAGGTGGCTATGGTCCCACCCTCTCCGTGTCCAGACCAATGTCTCCTCTCTACGACGCACTTAAGGTTCTTCATATGTGCTCTCTAATAGGAAGGGTACCGGCAATATATCTGTCCCTGAGCGTAAGATATATACCAAACGGGCCTGTTCGATGAAGTAATCTCTACTGAGATCGTGAGATCGATACTCAAGCCATGCTCGTCTGCAAAGTTCTTTACTAGATCGGGAACCCTTAAGAACCTCTTTTGCTTTCTTTGGGCCAATTCCTCTAATTCCCGGAATGTTATCTCCAGAATCTCCCTGCAAAAGTTTGGTATATAAGTGAAAGTCTCCAGCTTTTCTACTGACCCATCTTGCTTGGTGTTTAACGAAATTGTAATGAAATCCTGATACTTGAAGAAAATCCGAGTCGATACTGCAAGCGCACCGTCCGACAGGATCGACTGTGAGAGCTTGTCCAATGGCGTCGTCTGCTTCAATCCCCCTTGCAATTTGTGCTCCATATTGTTCAATTATATAGTCCTTGCCTTCCTTAAAGTAGAGAGGCTTAGGCTTGTTTTTACGGTGTCCCTTGTACGGCTGAGTAACACTAATAATCTCTCTAAAACTATGGGGCGCGCTGAACCAAGCTTCGTAAGACTCACCATGTCCAACAAGGCTGCCGAATGACTCATCAATAAACTCTCGTACACGGTCAAATCCGTAGTTAACTTGTTTTTCTCCATTTTTAGGTAACGGATGAGCCGCCCAACAACACCGATGGAGAATTATGTCTGCGTCGATTAAAAGATGCTTCGATTTGATATCGTCGTAAGTAAGCAATAGCTTTCTCTAAATTTCCGATGTTGTCTTTGAACCAGCCCAATCCCAAATTGCATCTTCGACATAATAGTCCCCGAATTTGCCCCGTTTTATGGTCATGGTCTACATGATAGTCTTTATCTAAATCATTTCCACAGATTTGGCATTCCCCATCTTGCTGTATGATTTTAAACAATAGAGCCTGCTTAGTGAGGCCATATTTTATCCAGCGTCTGTAGTGTTTACCATATTCGCTTAGATAACGACGAGAACAGGCCTTACATTTATACCTAAATCCATCTTTAGACCTAGGGTCCCGCCCAAACTCCTCTATTGGGCGGGACTCCCCACATTTGGAACAGTGTTTTATTATGACGCCTTGATTTTAGGTAAAGGAAGTTCCCCGGGCAGAAGTTCCATCTGTCCAGACTGCGAAGCTTCCTTCTCAGCTTGGGGAACGTTGACGAAGTGATTCAACCAATCCTTGACAAAGGACAGGTTTTCATTGGCGAATTCAACTACTTTGTATTTTCGATGTTGAATTGCGTACTGAGGCAAATCCTCCGGTTTGATTGATGCAACTAGAACCGCGTAATCCTCAGTTCCAAGCTCTTCGATTTCAAAATAGATAATAGGTTCGTTGATTTTGTTTTTCTCACCCATTTAGATTAAGTCCAGCTTTCGTCTTCGATTACAGCCTCACTTGCAGGCTCAGCCTCAGGAGTCTGTTCAGGGTCAGGTTTACCCATCAATTTGTCAGTATACTTATTCAAAAGCTCCCAAACAAACGATTCTCGCTTGGCCACAGTCTTGGGCATTGGAACAGCTTCATACTTAAGCATCAGGTCGATAATACTGATCGCAGTATTTCGACTAGCGCCAAGTTCTCTCGCTGCGTCGTTCTCAATGTCTCGCTGGAGCCTCTGAGCCCAGTATCCGTCGGCATTCGATGCTCCGCCCTTAGGTGGTACGGTAGACTTGCTCGCCGTACTAACCGAGGCTTGGGATGGAGTTCCGTCGGTAATGTGCTTGATTGTCTTACCATTGACTTCCAGATACCCCTTCTCGTTTGGACTAGCCTCAAAGGCAATAGTCAGACCAACATCGGGTGGGCGACGAGTACCAGTGTTAAAGATACCATCTTGACCAGACAGCGTGAAGGAATAAAAAGTCTTATCCTTCCACGGCTTAGTCAGATGCTTTTGGATTACTCCCCTATACTCACTCATCATTCTTAGTTTAATTTACCTTTTTGTTATTTAAACTTGGCGCACCTAGGGGTGCTGTTATTGTTCTCTCTTAGCTTGGGGAGGGTTGCAGTCCCCTCCCAATTATTTACATGTCAGCATCCGCTGACTAGGGTAGCCGAAGGCTACATTACGTCGTGATGGGCAATCGCAATACTTAGACTGCTATCACGCGGAGTTGGGCCATGTTTGGCCTCATAAGCTTCATGCAGCTTATTCCGGAACTTCTCCGACACGTTCCAGATATAGACCTTTACATCAGCCCCGTAGTTCTTATGCCACGGGCTCTCAGTTACAGTCTCGCCTTGGGCCTTAACCCAGTCCATGAAGGAGTGTGGGCTAAACTTCTGCCTCATCTGGGCATCGGTACCCGATACCAAGACCACAGGCTTAATCATCCAAGGACACTTCAGCTTGTACTTATCCTGCTTCTCCTTGGGAAGCACAAGCTTCTCGACTAACCACTCGTAAGAGTAGTTCTCTTCCTTGATCTTGTAGGCTCCCCCATCGTAGACAGTCTCACCATACATATGGTGAATCTCCATTCCGCAGCACCCGGGGGTCTTACTACGGTTAATCATGAACTCTTCTACTTGCATACCCATTTTTATTTTCCTTTAGACAGTTTTAGTTATCGAAAGTTCCCCAAATCACCATCTTTTCTTCTAAGTCATTGATTCTAGGCCACATTTAGTTGTTGGTATAACCTCCTTAATCCAGCCTCCTGTTCATCCCGAAGATCGCAGTTGGGGCAAAACCCATCCATGAATACGTGCTCTCCACACTCATCGCAGCATTCCCCATGAGCCCACTCAGACAAGATTACAGGTCCTGTCTGATGTTCAACTGGAAACGCTACAGTCAGCGTTTCATGCGGCTTTGCGGGTGATAGGGTCCCAGTCATACTTTTCCTCCGTCCCTTCCCCCCAGTGGTCGCCTATTTTGGTTTCACACCCAAGAAGGCTAATATAATGCAGGTTATAGACACGACTAAGGTAATCACAACAATCCACAGTAAAACACCGTTTAGCAAGTTCTCCAAAAGTTCTCTGCTCATCGGGGGGTATCTCCGCAACTACCGAGTCGTGGACTGTTCCGACGAGGAACATTTGTAGACGCTCAGCTTTGATCCTGTGCCACATGAATATAAGACTGATTGGAACCATATCCGCTGTAGCCAAGGATTGGATTGGATAATTGAAGACAGCAGTTCGTACGCTAATGTATCCTCGGCCGTCGGCTGTCGGCTTAAGATGTGCGTCCGGCCAGTAAAAGATGATGCCCGTTGCGGTCTTAATCTTTTTAGTCTGGAGTACGTCCATTGCCCAGCGGCTTTGGGTTTCGTAGATTTTTGCATAACGCTCCTGAAAGAACTTTATATACCGCCGTTCTCCAACGTCCCCAGTTGTAGCTCCGTACAGTGGGCGAAAGGTCCTAGGTTTGCAGTTGTATCGATCTTCCTTAGTGAGTTGCTTTCTGGATTTTCGGTAATAGGCTTCTGCAGTCTGCCAATGCACGTCCCATCCTGCTGTACGCATATCAGATTGGGCGACCGGATCATTTCCCAGATGGGCCGCCACCCTAAACTCAAGTTGTACTGCATCCGCCTCGCCGACTTTCCATCCCTCGTTTCTAGCCTTCCATAAGCTCTTAAGGGAGCGGTCAACGTTTTGCCCTTGTACTTTGTATTTGAGCCCACTGCTACTTAACCTTCCAGTCCCCGTTACGGTCTGGTTGAATTGGAAATGAAGGAGTCCAGCGTTCTCTTCAACGCACGCCTTGAGTTTCTCTAGGTTCTGGAGTCGTTTCTCTGACTTCTTAAACACTCGATACGCGTCTTTAAACTCCATTTGTTGTTGTGTAAGGACTGCAAGCTCTTCAATAGCATCAGCGTCCGTTCTAGGTCGTCCAGTAGCTGTGCGAAGTGGACTGCCTCTTCGAGAAAGTTCGTGGAATCCCAATTCTCCGTAGAGAAGTTCAGAGACTTGGTTTGGAGATCGCCAATTGATATCTCCAGAGAACTGAGATAATCGACGATATGCTTCTTGTCGTTCAGAGTAAGTTCGATCATACTCTTCCTTTACGCGTTCCGCATCTAATTGGGTTCCTCTTAACTCGATATCCGCAAGTACCGGGGTTAGTAGACACCGGGCGTACATTGCGGGCAATAGGCCCTCGTTTGCAAGGATTTCTCTTTGCTTCAGAAATATCTTGTGACATAGGAGCGTGTCTGCGGAGCAGTATTCCAATAACCACTGCTCGGGGATTTCGGATGGGCATACTCCGCCTTCGATTAGTTGCTTTACTACGCTTACTTTCCGCCCAAGGCTGTATCTTTCGGCCGTTCCTTCAAGACTGAGATCAACCTTTCGGTTCCCTGCGATAACATATTCCGCAATGAGAGTGTCCCAGACAAGTACAGTGCTAAGATCAAGTCCGGCACGGTGAAGCCATTGAAGCTCAAACTTAGATTGATGGGCGACAAAGAATCGACAAGCTTGAATAGCCTTAACCAGTCGTTGCTGCTCAAATTCAGAGCCGAACTGTGATTGAACCACACTTTGTGAGTCGTGGATATCCCTATCTTTAGGATATATTTTACTGGATCTTTCCAGCCAAGTTGCAAGAACGATTCGATTTGTTCGGTTGAGAGCGCTTCCTTTGTCTCGATTACTAGTTTCAAAGTCTGCGACGACATACCTATTCTCCAGATAGATGTTTGGGTCTGGATGTTCCAGAAAACTTGGCAAGTTGCTTTTCAATTTCTTTTCTTTGTTCTTCTAAATCAGCCATCCAATCTTGGTGGTCTTGGCACAAGTCTTCAATTGCTTGCGCTTTACTGTCTACAAAATCTGCTCCGTTGTCGTCGCCATAGACTAAATACCCCCAAGTCGTTGGATTATGTCCGTCAGGATAAACCTCTCCAATGACTACTCCCTCTATCTTGATTATCTCGCCACCCTCATAGACTGTCTTAGGCTTTTTCATGTGATCTCCCTAACTGGAATTCCAGCCTTCTTAAGAATACTGGTCATATGAGCAGTTCCTCTTCCTCCGGGAAAAGCTACTCCTAAGTCTGGTCTACCTTCTTCCAGCATTTGTTGGTTTCTCATAATTCCAGCCGTTTTCCCGTATTGAAACCACCTTGCCGGATAACAGTGAACAACATTGCCATATCTGATAGCTGTCTCGAAAGAGAGTTTATCGGCCCCTTTGGCCATTCCACAAATTACTTCAAATTCATCGAACTCTTCAATCAAGTCCAGATAGATTTGATCCATCTGTGTAATATCATGATAGTCTCTACCTCCATAGATGAGGATTCTCATTTCAGAAACTCCCGGATGGTTTTAGCCATCTGTTTCATTCTCTTGGAACGATCTGCCATGGGTTTATACCCCGAGGAAAGATACTGAGACCAAGCCGCATCCGCCCACAGTTCCAAATCTTTAGCCATCTTCTCAAACTTGGGTTTGTAGTCGTATATCTTCCAAGCTGACTCAGAGCCTACTCCGCCCATCATAGCTGATATCCTCTAAATTCTGGACCGTGGAGTGGAGGATGCCCGTCATCGGGATTTGTTCCCTGTTGAATAGCCTGTTGTAATAGAATCGGCTTCCAATCTTTTAAGTGTTCTACACTTACCGGAACATACCGCATATCGTTGAAAGTGCTAAAATTTTCTCCTACCCCTACACTATCTACTACTCGGGCCGCATGAGTATGACCGTGGATGTTGAGGCGGAATCTCCGGAGTTGATTCGGATGCACTGGAACATGGGTGAGTATATTCTGGCCTACCACTGCAGCCCCATAGAGAACCTCGAAATGCTGCCTCAGCATTCTATACTTATCCGTGCTGCCGTCATGATTCCCAAGAACCAGTCTCTTATATCCTCTCAAAAGAGGTAGTTTAGTGTAACCATCCCTAAAATATACATCACCTAAATGCCAGATCGTATCATTCTCAGCTACTACGGAATTCCAAGCTTCCACCAGAGCCTTGTCGTGAGCCTCAATATCCCCCCCAAATCCTCGGGTCTCGGCCATGAGTTTATGGCCGAAATGAGTATCACTGATGACCCAGACTTTAGCCTGTCTAGCCATTATACACCACCACTCTTTTCAATCCGCTCCAGTTCTTGGGCTGCTGAGTAAGCCTGTACATTCTTGGGAACGTCATCTTTCTCTAGGGTTGCTTTTACCATGAAATTCCCATGAGTATGGAAGGCTACTACTCCCTCCGGCTTGCTATAGCCGGGCGCAGCTACTGATCCGTTACTTCTCAAAAACTCCAGAGAAAAGTCTACGAGATCGTTAATCCGAGTCCCCCGAACAATCTCGGGGACCACATGGCAACAATCCGGTTTCCACTCAGCCCATCGAGTTGTGTTGAATAGACTGAATCGCTTCTCGTCTAATCCATACCCCCTCTGAATTCCTTTTCCCCACCACTCTCCGAAGTGATGACCAACTCCAAGTCCAAGTAACTCTTCGATATGGTCGTAGCACCATCTGGCGAATCCGTGATTGTCCTTATCCGGTGTAATCCATCTGGTACGTGATCCGACATAAATATCGTAATGGACTCCATTCTGGACGGTTCTAATTCCACTCTCGTCCGGTAAATCCCCGACTGAGGGCGTAATAAGAATCGATGCGTTAGTACCATCTATCTTCTCCGTTACGATAATCTCCCGATGGAGCCTTGGAATCTTTGGATAATCGTCAAATTGCATAACGATTATCCTTTGGCCAAGTTACACTTGGCGGAAAGTCGTCGAATTGCATTACTGAATCCTTTTAACGTCTCCAGTCTTGGAGCCTTCGGCTACCTGAAGAACTTGGACATTCTCAAGTCCATGCTCTCTAGCACATGCCTCAGCCTCTTCCTTGGTCTCAAAGACCATTGCATCATTGATATCCGTAGAGAAGTCTTCCGGTTTATTCATATAGGTTGTTATTCCTCTAAAACTCTAGAAAGCATTGGATCAATTCTTATAGGAAACCCATCGTGATTTCCACTTACTTTATTCTTTGGAAAAGATAAATACCTCACATTCATCTTTTCATCTTCCTCAGTTGCTCCCACGCCCAGCATTAAATCAACTTGGCCGGGAATTCCAACGTTACTTGAGTCAACGTCCCCTCGGTTGAGGATTCTCTTGCCTGAGGCACTATCCGCAGCCTGCGAGACGGAGACCACCAGAAGCTTATTACGTTTGGCAAGGTTCCTCGCTTCTGTCGCAGCCTTTTCGAGAGCCTGAGTTCGATTATCGCTATCCACATCAATGTTACGAAGCTGGTCCAGAACAACAACTCTAGGCTGGAACTTAGTAACCAACCGCTGAATTGTGTCGAAATTTCCCGGAGCCAGCGGAGCAAAGATAACATTCTCGTATTTCCTTCGTTCTAGTAAGCTTTGCGCCTTAGCGGGGTCTTTAAGTACTTCATGTTTAGGCATTAAGGTGAGGCGGTTTATATACCGCATCATCAAATCTTCTACAGGGTCCTCATTTCCTACGTAAAGACAAGGAATATCACTAACAGCCCAACCAGCCAGCATGTTAAGAACAATAAGCGTTTTCGCAATCTCAGTCGGTCCGAATACGAGGATGTGATGTCCCGGACGACAGCCACCACCCAACATATCATTGAGCCGCTTAGGCAGGATAGGAATAAGACCTTTAGGATCAAAGGATTTCTCCAGTAGATCGGTTACTGCAAACTTATGACGAATGTCCTCATCTTCACTAGAGCCAGTGGAAGAAGCCGAACCGATAAGGTCCGAGTACTTTCCTAATAAGCTCTTGATTGTATTCAAGTCTTCTGACTCTCTCTGCAAGGCCACCGCCAGCCTTAGCCCAGCGTCGTTCCGCCTCATCGAGTTCAGCTCTTGTAACACATTCTCCGGACTTGTTTCCGGAGGGTTCAAAAGGAAGTTCTTCAGTAGTTCCAGTTGGGACTTGTTCTGGACCTTTCGTGAGAGTTTTGGAACTAATAGTTCCGTATCCACAGAATTTGCAGCGGAATCCGTTGTATAGTAATCCGTTATAAGTCCAAGTAATAGGGTCGTGTCCGGAGCTAGCTCCGCAGTTCCCACAGAATCCTTTAACGATTCCCACGCTTTGCGGGACTTGAGACATGCTGCTAGAATCCTGCTTTCCATCACCAATTACTCGGTTCATTGCCTTCGTTCTCCCACTCTTTAACGGCCTTGTCGTACTTGGCCATAAAAGCCCTTGAGGGTTTCCAGAAGAAGCCTTGGATGCGATTTCCGTGGCGAGTATGGAGCACTTTAAGGCTCTTAATGACTCGTTCCCCACGTCGTTCCAACCAAGCTGCGAAGGAGAAAGGGTTGAGGGGCCGTGCTTCTTGATTGGAAGCTCCAGAGAACATAATAATCGGATGTTCTTCTGGACGGCCCCACGACATATCTCCTCCAAGTTCATCTACCAGAACCTTCATTGTCCACTTGTCGGAAGTACTATCTATCTCCTTAAAGCCCCACTCCGCAATTCCACAGCAGTGATTCGTCGAATAGTTCTTGATCATTGTTCTTATTATTCTCCATGTTATCAGACAGATACATTTTAGGAAGCTCCTTCGATTCGGGCTCTTATTTCCTCGTCCGAGCAGTATTTCAAATCTCTCTCAAGAATAGCAACCTTAAAGTCCCCAAATAGCCTGAATTTCTTCTTAAATTTCAATGCCTTATCCGTGGCATCTTTGTCTAGTGCGAGAACAAGTGTACGGTCCAGCGAATGAGCAAGTAACTCACGGCAACTATCGTAATTAATATGGCTCCCGTATAGACATGCCGCAGGATAGGTTCTAGAAACCTTAATCGCTGACAGAGAATCTTCCACCGCGACGGTGGCTTGAAGATTAGACGCTCGGTAGCTTTCCCGAGTAAACCAGCCCACTCTTGACCAAGCCTGTTCGATATATAGTTCCACCTTTCTTTGGGTGGTATCTCCAAAATTTCTTCTAACCTCCGTGCCCAATCGTATTTCATTGCTATCGCGGATCGGGATAACAAGCCTGCCGCTACCATCTTCTTCGCAAACTCCAAACCGATCAAGTTCTTCTTTTTCAAGATCGAATAAGGATAGAAACTGGGACAACGTAGTTGCTCCCAAACCCACGGTTCTACCGCTATACATTCGTGTAGGCGGGTCAGTTGAGTTGCTGACGGGAGGATTATCAGGGTATGGGGTCTCGGATATAATCCCATTTCCTTTGCCACCAATATACCCATTGAAACCACAAGTGGCACGGTGACAACAGTATCCAACTCTAGTTTGTGAAATTCGGGTAAGGGAAAGTGAATTTTCCCTAGTTCTACCGCCACCGCATAGGGGACAAACAATCCCGCTTCGCTGTTCGCCCACTCCCAAGGAGGCGGCAAGTCGTCGAATTTGCTCACGAGCAGATCGGAAACCTTCACGATTCATTTATTCCTTAAGGGCTTCTTCGGCTATACCTCTAGCCCACTTATTAGCGAAAGGTAAACCATTCCCTCCTGTAGCATCTTTAATCTGATGGAGTGCCATAGTTAATTTCTCAATTCTTGGCATCACTTCTCTTTCGAGAAGAAAGACCTCAAACGGCTCATGGCGGAGTAAGATCATCGTCCGAGTTAGACGTAGGAAAAGAGGTCTTGGTAAATCTTGGATTCTCATATCGTCTCGTCCTCGGACTTCCTGTCCGTAATTGGTGGTGCGGCTTCGAGGGCCTCGCGGATGATGAGCGATGTTTGACGGCAAAAGCCGCAGCTAGAGATCAGGATTGTCTCGCTGATCTTCTCCAGCGCCGCGCGCAGCTGCTCGATAGTGTCGAGCTGCGAACTGATCGTGATGCACAAGTCCTCGTAGACGACAGCGTTTGATTGGAGCCGCTCGATCTCGGCCTGCTGCTCGGTGAACCTGTCCAGCAGTAGTTTCGAGTGCTTATGCGCGCCTTCGAGAAGGAAGCCAGCGGCCGGATCAAACACTAAGCCAGAGTTGGACGTGCCTGCTCTAGCCCACACGCGAGCGTGCTCCTCGATCAGCTTGCGAATCGGCACCACCGGATTTGAGGGACTCATACCCCTCTCTCCACATCGTCCACTACGGGAGTAAAGTCTGCATCGATTACCACGGGATGAGGCTTCTTTTTCTCCTTAGCTGCTGAGAGTGCAGGATGCTTCGCAAGAGTCTCCGGATCGATTTCATCCGAAATGATGATTACTTCTCCCAGAGCCTCGTCATCTTCGTCCTCGTCCAGAGGCTTCCCCGTCATGGGATCGAGCTTGGGTTCCTCTTCATCCCATTGAGACTCTTCCAGAGCAAGGAGGACTACGCCTTCCTCTGAAAAGTAGGAAAACTCAAGGACTGGTACTTCTCCAATTTCATCGTTGACGGCATATACCTCCGTTTTCTCGGGTACCAGTTTCAGAGCCTCAATTAGCTGCCTAGCATTCATCGTTGTTCCCACCTTCGTTAATCCACTTCTGGTATTCCAGATCGAGTTCTAGAAGCTCCAAATCCTCATCGTCTAGAGCAATCGAATCCCCTTCTTCCGCAAATTCCCGTCCTTCCGCTTGATCCAACTCCACGGAGAAGTCTTCCTCGAAGGAATGCTCATCCATACGACTAGGAGTAAGATCAAAGTCCAAGTCCCTACGTACATCATCACTTGGTAACTCATACTCGGTGTCCTCTTGTTCCAAGTCGTCGGCCAGATCGCTGTATGCGTTGTTCTTGTCCATCGAGATATATCCTTTGGCAGATTTTACAGGGCCGTCGATCAGAGGGACATTGTAGTGTAACAACATCCATATTCTCAGCAGACCGCTGTTTATTGTGCTCATAGTGACAAAGGGACGATCCATTAATCCTGATGTGGTAAGTGAACCTTAAGTACTTACTAGAATAGATATAGTCCACAGTAGTCTTAGTTATTATATATCATCCCAAAAACCAGTTAGAAACGACTTATTAGACCCACTTTTAAGTGGTAAAGTTCCCCACTATTTTCTAATCTTCTTCAAGTGCTTGAATTCTATCATATTTTAGCTCTTTTAAGGCTCTTGCTACGACCTTTTTAAGGTTAACTTTCTTCTTCAAGTCCTTGGTTAACTGAGTCTTTTTCTGAGGTTTACCTACCCTATCCGCAGCATTCTCCGCACTGGTGCCCCAATACAGATGCCTTGGATTCGAGCAAAGTTTGTTATCACAAGCATGACAAAGATGAAACTTGTTCCCTTTAGGAACAGTTGTTCCTAAGAAATGCGCCAATAAGGCCCTACATTCTCCAGAAGTCTTAGTCCCTAGAAGTAAACACGCCTCATTCAGGTTTAAGTGAGCTTGCCTACTCTCCCTAGGTCGTTGAATATACTCATGAATATCAAGGAACATTTTCTTCTTTTAAGGCTGATTTGAACAGTACTGATGCTTTGCGCATGGCACTAGCAACCAAAGAATTCCAGTTCCTATCTTTCAAGATTTTCTTAGTCTCCGGAGACATAGATTGACTCTGCCAGCCCTCGAATACAGCCTTTGCCCATGTTTCCCGGTCAGGTTCCTGAGGATTGAACATCTGCGCCGAGTTTGGAATTATGAATTCGTAGGCGTATTCAGGTATCCAAATCCACATTTGGCTGAGACTGAAGTCCTCCGGAGAGTTGTGTCGGACATTTTTTCCAATGGGAGAACAGTACATGGTTCCGATTCTGTACTTAATCAAATACTCGACTAAGGTAGAGGTATGAAACTCGAACTTGAACTTTCCACCAGAGCCACGTCCATAGTAGGGTCTACAAGGAGTGTCCTTATTGACGCAATCCCCCATGAGAACGAAAGTAAATTTTGGATATTGCTTACCGATCCCAGTAGATAACAGATATGTAATGATTGTTCTAATGAGAGGCTCGTCAGGTTCCCACGGAATTCCATGAGTTACTCCGTTAGAATAGGCTCCTATTGAATAGAGACAGGCTGCCTGACACCCGAGACTCGATTGGCTGTAACTTCCTGAGATCGTGTAACTTTCGCTTCTCCCATCATCGAACTTCACCGTGAACTTGGGCATCTGCACGTCGAATGTGTAGCCCATTTCGGTGCTCTTGGTATCGTTTGAGGATGGCTTCTGCATAGAGTTGGATGGTTCGTTCATTTTCTAACCCCGGGCCAGTGTTAACTTCACAAATCCTGAAACTCTTCAGTTCTCTTGTCTCTTTGTCCAAGATTCCAAGAACATCAACAGCCCCAAAATCCAGACCAAGAGAAGCGACACACTCACTGCAAGCCTTGCGAATAGCGTTGATGGAATCCGTGTCCAGATCAAGCCCATCGTGAGCATGCACCCACCCATTATCAAGGCTCCGAATATCCCTCCTTGAATTCGGATAGTCATGCTTGAGCTTTTTCTGAGTGAAATCAATGAGTTCACCGTCCTTCCACACATGGAACCTAAACTCATGGGTTTTGGGATAGTAGCGAGTGTACAACGGGGCCTCAGGAAGTTCCTTACCCGGCTGTACTATCTCAATACCGGCTCCACTACTTCCAGTAAGAGTCTTTCTCGCCACTACCCCAAAGCCTTTTTTGAGCCACTTTAAAGCCTTTTCGCGGTCACTAGTGGCTCTAAGTATCGGTAATTCACTCCCTCCTGCAAAATGCTGGAAGAATTTGAGCTTGTTAATAGCCCGGTCAACATTTTCGCTTCCATTGAGCCATTTCGGGCTAAGTCGAAAGCGGCTGTCACTGAGCCATGTCGCAGGATTAGTCGATCCCCAATTAACGACCATCGGAGACGAGTTCCCCCGGAAATAGGGACGTCTCCGCCTATACCTCTCAGGCAGATCGTCTCTCCATCGACGAGAGCCAAGAGCGGTAGCGAGTTTCCGGGCGGAATTAGAATTTCGAGCGGCATATACAACTAGATCGTAGAACTTAAACCTATCTTTTCTTTTTCTCATTTTGATAGCTTTCTACAGTCCGGCGTTAACAACCCCCGGTCCTGCTATTGAGATTCGATGAATCTTTCTTTGTTGAGTGAAGTTAGCTTTGTACCAGACCTTCCCGCGAGCATCCACGACGGTCTTATGACTATCCGGTTTGCTGGTCGGGATCATTAGCAAAGGCTTCACTTTCCCATCTGTGCCTGTGATCTCTCCACGAATTCGGTAAGTCCCTATGTTCTTTCCACTCTCAACCTCGAATAGCTCTGCGTATCCGGGCTTGTCCTTGAGCATGCTCCATCGAACTTTGGGGGCAGCTACCGTCTGGATTATTGGTTTTACTGGTACGGACACTGGTGCTGATAGAGTCAAGATCGGCCTCTCTTTATTGTCGTATGCATCAAACCCTGAGAAAAACATCTTCGGAGATAACGGTCCCCTCCAATTACCATCCGGGACGTACCATTGGTAGTGGTCTACTTCTTCCCGAGATTGGGTGTAGACCCACACCTTCCCGAACTCTGGAATTTCTACCTGTTCTCTCTGGAAGAACCCCGTATTTACCCCCTCATATCTGTCCAAGGCTGTGATTGTGGCTAAATCCCGAACCTTATATACCTCCCCTGTAATCGCAACCCCCTTTTCATACAGGTGAATTGCTGGGAATCCTCCGACATGAAACATGATTCCTTTCAAGTACTTGGAATCTCCCATGAAATCGGAATCCCACAGATACTGTTTGTGAGGATCGAATCCCTTCTTAAGGGTTCCGTAGACATACACTAAGGGTCGTTGTGGGTCGTGTGCAATCATGCTCATGTTACATCACCTGACTGGCATTGTCGCGCGGCCACTTAATCTCGGGATTTGTTTCCCCAACATAATCCCAGAATTCTTGTTTGTTTTGGCATTCTGGGCAGATTGGCTCATCCCCCCTTATCCAGATGAGTTCAAGATGATCTTTAGTATGAATATCCCCAGTGCAATAAGAGCAGCCATTTTTAGTAAGCTCCAAGAACCTTGCTGGGGTGACATACTGTCCTGTGGGTCCCAAGTATATACGTCCCTCTTCTTGTGGACCGTAGTAGTGCGGGTAGATGCTACTTTTGGACTGTGCTTCACGAAGTTTCTCGCGAAAAAAGGTCTCCGACCTCTCCGCGTGCAGGACGTGCTCGGTCACAACCATGACTGTACGATTGTTGGCATCGAGCTTCTTGATATTCACCACGTTGCAGAACACCTTGCCGAACTCCTTGTACTTCTGATAATCGGCTCTGTTGACATTCAGCATAGCAAAGGTGAGTTTCGGGAAGGTTGTGGAACTCCCCAACATCAGCCCTAAGTCCTTGTTATTCTTATGTTCTTCCCATGAATCGGGGGTTAGGATTACGGCTTGGTGGAACCTCAATCCGAATTTCGCCAGTTCCTTCGATGCTGACTGTACCCGAGAAGGTTTGCGAGGTAAGCCCGCGAGCTTGGTTTCCGGGAGGGCGATCCGCTTAAGCCGAAGAAATTCCTTTACGGCCTCGGTGTTCTCAAGGTCCACCACTCGTCCATCCGTGCCCAGAATCTCTCGAAGCAACTCCTGTTTAGAAATCTCCCCCTCGGCCAAAGGGCGGATATTATTCCCCCCGGTCGAATAGTTCGGCCCAAGATGCGTAATCGGGTACGTCGGGGGCCTTGCAACAAAAGGGCGGTGAACGTACTCCCTTACGTTATCCACACTGAACTTGAACCATCCCATCGCATCCGGAAACAGAACCTTCTCGATCTTCATTCCCCGACGCTCAAGTAAGTGGATCAGGTTGGTGTACTCGGACGTGTAATACAGTGTGTTACGACCTTTGACGTAGGCAAAATACAGCGGTTTCTTGTCATTTCGAGCGATGTTGAAGCTGCCATCCCGCGTGTTGTGCCAGACCATGGCGAATGGTCCCTTGAGCATTTCGAGGACCTTTTCCTCGTCCTCGTTCTCCTTCACATTGGCCATGCAGTAGGCCACGACCTCGCTGTCCACGACCATATCCTTCGGTCGATCTTGGAACGGCATGAGATCATAGGTGTTCTCGATGGTTCCGTTGTGTTCGAGGGTAATATGCTTGTGCTGGAATGGGTGGGCATTCCGCGTGACATTGTTCCCTTTGGTAGCAGATCGACAATGACCCATCACAATGGAGTAATCATTGATCTGCTCGAATACCTTCTGGACGAACGGCCGTCCGCAGAAATCGAACGCACACAAGGCGTCCTTGTAGATGATGGGAGATTCTTTCTCCTTCCCTTTCGTGGTCAGACTGAGACCTATGGCCTCAAATCCCCTCCACATATTCGAGAGTAGGCCCTCATGAAGGAACCCGGAACTCTCAGTTTTCTCGCTAGAAACAAACCCGACCAATCCGCACACTTTATTATCTCCTAGTTAGAACTGTCCAAGAGGATTCCACACCACATCCGGAGGATTAATGTTCATGTTCTGTTCTGCTACTGGTTGCGCTGGCGGTTCCGGGGGCATAAGCGCAACATAGGCATCGTCTATGATCTGCCCCGGGGCATTCACCTGAGCAAATGCCATATCATAGCCACCTTTTTTGAGACTTTTCTTATAGTCCTCAACTATTTTTTTTAGCTCTTCCTTTTTCTTGGCATCTACGTCTCTCGCTCGTTCCAAGAACCGATTGAACCCGTAATGCTTCCCCTCAGGAACCTGTAACTCTTCCCAATCCTTCTGTTTCAAGCCGTAGAGTACCAAATCCTTGGCAGTTGGTATCCCAACCTCATGCATCAGACGGGGAGCATCTGCGGTCCAGAGCTTGGCTGCAAGCTCATTTCCGAACACGTATTTCAAGAACTCATGGCTTGGGGTTGATTTGGCGGTCTTGATTATCGCCCCATCGCTGGTAGGCAGCTTGAATGTGGCTGCCTTGAGGGACTGGATCATATTAATCCAGTCGATAACCCTCGGAAAGTCGTGGGTGGTCCGCATGTGGCGGAATTCCACGGACCCGAACTTGGACAAGGCTTGGAGATTCAACGCTGAGTAGCGATTGAACTTCTTGGATACCCCGTAAGTCAGATTGCTTTGGTACTTCTCGTCCTGCAATGCGGACTTTACGAGCTTGCAAGTCTCCAGCAAGGATTCGTCGGCTTTGTAGAACGGAATGCAGAAGATGAAATTTTCCCGGTTATCTCCAATCCACTGGAACAGGATCGGCTCAACAATGGTGTAGAGAATGATGAATCCGATCAACTGGGACAATTCCAAATCTCGCACATCCAAGTGTACGTGGATACCCGCTCTGACGCTGCACTTCCACTGGAGCTTACGGGCACCCTCCATGAGTCCCTGAATGGCATTGTAGGCATCCGCTCCGAACATGGGGGAGGCGAAGATGAATTCAGTCCCATTGTCTTTGAGACTATCATCCTTGTGGGTGGTCCACGAGGACTTCAGAAGCTGATTCCCCTCAAAAATGAGAGGTACATCGTGAACCCCCTCGTACTCAAATTCCAGTCCAATCATGGACTTGGGAAGAACCCACCGGGCATCCGGGGAATAGGTACGGAGTTCTTTTGGTTTCCCTAAAACGTCGCCAAGAGCCATATATTTATCCTTTAGATCGTTCGGACGTAGGCGTCGGGATACTTTTCTTGTAGTTCTTCCTGATAATCGTCAAATTCCGGACTCAACAGGATGGTTTTGGGGTCAGGAACGTAGCCCATTTGCCACCGTTTGTAGGCTAGGATTGGATAGCGGCGATCCGGAAGGCTAAACAACCCCAAGTTATTGGTTATTGGCTCTCCAACTGAGAGACCTTCCTCTAATCGATTGAAAGCTTCCTTTAAGGTGCAGAACTTCCGATTAAAGAGTTTCCACACAATGTCCCACTTCGAGGTTACCCCCTCAACAAGAGCCATCGAGTACACAGTCTTGCGACTTGTCAAATTCCGCAGATAGAACGATGTAAAGTCGTAGAATCTCAATCGATCCAACCGGAGTCCCCGATTGGTGTGTCTCTCGGCTAAGACTGCGGTATAGATCAATTCCGATTCATCTTCCAGCATTCCAACCGGGGGTGTTCCGAAATCACACTGTTGTTTCAGCTCCTCCCAATCTAAGATTACTTTTTGGAGTTTGTGGCCATTAAACTCTCCCACCGGATTCCCGTTAGCCGGGAACATTAAGGCTACTGGTATCTTGGTACCATTTGGATTTCCAGTTGGGCAGAGGGGGTGAATGGTTTTATCATCCCCCCTGAATCCAATCCAACCTCCAGTGTAGTACCGAACGAAGTCCTCCGGAAGCTCAACATCACATTTGCGGATCATGGGAGATTGTCTCCTTCCATAGGCTCATCTTCTGCAGGCATATAAGCCTCCGGGGGAGGAGCCATGAATGGATTGGCGGCCTTCTTGTACAATAATCTGGGATCACGCCCCAGATCGAGCAGAGAATACATATTCCCCGGCCAGAACTTCACTACGTGTTCGACAATCTCCTTAGCCAAAACAACATTCTCCGTGTTGATTGCCTTCTGGACCTCCTGCCACGGAACCTTCTGGTAAATATCCTTGAGAGTGTTGGCCTCACGGTTGGCCATGTGGGCCAAGCTGAAGATATTCTTGGCCAGATAGGTCTGAAGATGCCCGGTTTGTTCGTTGTTCTTCAGCCAGAAATTGGAGGGGGTACGATATTCAATCCCATAAGGCTTGGGACGAAACACTCCTGCGACGCCGTAGAACTTTCGACGATCTCCTTGCTTATCCAAATTCAGGAAGGGTAGTCCAGCCACCAAATCCATGAATCGTGCAAATACGGGCCTTGGGACTTCTGCGTGATTGTACTGGACGTGAAGGTGTCCACCACAGAACCGTTCGTTCCCCAGTTCCTCAATCCCGAACGGTCTCCGAATCATCGAATCACGTGGCAGATAGGCGCAGTAGTCCGGACTACACCCGATAACTTTGGCGAGAGGGTGTTCCAGAAACTTGGGCTGGAAGGTATAGCGATTCTTGAAAGAGAGCCCGAGACTCTTGTTGGCCAGCGTATTCTGGCGCAGATAATTCAGGAAACCTTGGATGTAACGTGGGAAATATTCCGGGTCTGAGACTGCCGGAACATTGAATTCAAACATCACATTATCTTCTTGGTAGGCAAAGTCGCCTACCGACCCTTTATCGTAGGGGATATGCCCGAGAAGGGATAACGGAACCTTAACAGGTTCTTGTTTGGTTCCTCCCACCAACCCGCAGACGGGAATTACGACTGGGGTTTTCTTTTTCTCCGACCTGACTTCGGTTACGAACAGTTCAGGATCAGCCCCTAAGCGGGGGCCAGCGTCTAGCTTTTCTGCCATGTCTCTCTTTTAGTTCCTTCACAGGTTAATGGATAAAGTCCAACATCTTCTCTCGCACGGGCTGGAGAGGGTTCCATCCCGTTATCTTCTGGATTTCTTCCCAAGAACTCGTTTCCTCTTTCGGAGGCGGAAGTTTTTGCAGGTAAATCTCAGCTACCCAACACCCTAGACCGCCTTCTACCTGAACATCCCATCCTAACATTCTATGGGGTGAGCTAGCATGGCTGGGATGGTACAGGGGGCCCAATTCCAAAACGCAAATTTTCCCAATATTCATACTGAACTTGACATCAACTTTGCCCAGAGGGATAGGGAGAATGATGCACCGATCACCTACTTTAAAGCCCATACCTACCTCCAAGTTATGCCGGAGGTAGGAATCGAACCCACGACCCATGCACCACAACTGCATGCCTCTACCACTGAGTTACTCCGGCATACGTTAAATAAAACGGGGTCCGCTAAGAGCGATCACCCCAAAAGCATGGCAGTTACCCGATCTGCCGAGGGTATGTTTAGCCGTCCCTCAGGTTCTGACTACTCTCAAACGCGGCGTCCCTATGAATTCCTAATTGCTCAACTTCCGTGAGCTTTCTCAAGTCCGGTCTGCGATGCTTCGCCTTGAGCGGAGTATCCGCAAGTCCAAGACAATACAAGCAGTTATGAGCAAAACTACCTGTCTTGTTATTCGGGCAGAGCATCGGATGGATCATCGTCATCGTAAATCTCCGTCTCTAATTCCTCGATGATGGCTACTTGCAAAAATTCTTCACATATTTCTTTACTTGGGAACGGCCCACGTTCGGCTGCATCGTTCCAGTTCCTGAAGTACCAGCCATCAGCATGTTGGTGAGGGGGATATAGACAGAATGAGTCATAAAGAATCGTCATTCCGTCGTATTGGAAACCCCCCTCATACTCTTGGTCTGCGAGTTCAGTGTGGACAACGTTCAGATTCTCATACTTCTTTTTTATTAGATCTTGAACTTTCACGTTTATCTGCTGTCTATAATCTCAATGGCCCAAATCAGACCCACAATCAGTAGGATAAATCCTAGAAATACTCCTGATCCCACAAGAAAGGCGAAAGCGTCTTGGTCCCCCTCAAAAGCCTTTGTTATTACATGGATAATCGCACATATTAACAAACCTCCTACGGCGAAGGCCAGCAAAGCAACGTAAAGGACGGCGATTACACGTTTCACGGGCTACACCGACGGCCACAGGTACAAGCAGCGGGCTCATCTATGGTTTTGATAGCCGCCTCAAGCTCCACGATGTGCTGAGTTGCGCTATCAATCTCCTTCTGAATGGCCGCGATCTTCTGCTGGTGGGACACGATTTGTTCCTGCTGTCGGTCGATGTGATGCTTCAGGTTCGTGATGTGGACATGGAGAATATTGGCAGAGTACTTAAGATTCATGGTCATTTCCCCTTTAGGATGATTAAGGAATCGGCCCTCTCAAGGACTTGTAAACCCGAGTCTTTAACTGCCCAAGCCACACCCTTACAATTAGTGCGGCCAAAATCATGAACACCAATAATCGGCGCACGAAGCCCAATTGCATACCTAATCGCTCTCATTGTTGTTATGTAG